TTCCCGACGGGAACGCACTCACGACATTAATCATTCACGCTGAATCAGGCGAATGGATTGAGTCATCTTATGTGATGCCGGTTGCAAAACAAAACGATCCACAAGCAATGGGAAGTGCAATCACCTATGCTCGGAGATATGCACTCGGTTCAATCCTAAATCTGAACATTGACGATGACGATGACGGAGAGAAAGCAATGGGAAGGCAGTCAGCACCAAAGCGTGATGAACTCACACCAAAGCACTCCAGTTGGGCAAAAGCCGTTGAGCATTTGAAGACGGGTGGATTGATGACCGACATCACCAGTAAGTTTGAAGTGAGCGAGGTGAATCAGAAACTTTTAATTGGCGAGAAATGAAACTTCAACTTCCAACTATTCACACTAATTTGACGGAGGACGATTGGCATCAACTGAGAAGCTCTCGTTTCACGGCATCTGAAATTCACAAATTGATGGGTACTCCGAAAAACAAATCGGAGTATCTCTCAGAAACTGCGAAGACATTCATCTTTGAGAAGGCAGCGGAATATCTAACTGGACAAAAAGCTGAGATGTATGGTCGTGCTTTGGATTGGGGAAAGGAACACGAGAAAGAAGCGTTTGAATACTTCCAAAGTCAGTCAGATGACTTTTACACATACTACGGTGCAGAAACATACACCTTCATCACTTATGGAGAATGGGGTGGATATTCACCTGATGCACTTGGCACACACCTGGTTGAAATCAAATGTCCGTTCAATAGCGGAAACCATTTGCAGAACTCATTCATCACCAACAACGAGCAGTTCAAATCCAAACGACCGGAATACTATTGGCAGGTTCAAATGGGTATGGTTGCAACGGAGATGACTGAAGCGTTGTTCTTATCGTATGATCCACGAATGCCACACGGCAAGAAGCTCACGCAAACCTTGATCACTTTGGAGGAGGACATCCAAGAAATCATTGACGAGAAGTTGGCATCGGCTGGAGAACTATTTTTGTCAATCACTAAATAAATCGTTCGTTCACCAACTCTACTATAAAATAAATTTGTTATTATGAAAGTTAATTTGTTATTTTGATTTATGGATTTGATATTCTTAATTGTAATCACACCCATCACCATTGCGGTGATGTTCGTGTACTGGAAGTTGAAACAATACTTCAATGACTTTGACAACTTGCCTGAGGCATCACCGTATGAGTTTGAACGGGATAACTACATCCCAGAATTTGATACCTACACGAAGGCAATCTATAAACACAAATTTTACAAAGGAAAAAGCAAATGATACAAAACTACTTAATCATCGGGATGGCAATCTTGTTTGTCATCGTCCTTCTCCAGTTGCACAAAACAACCGAGCGAGAAGATGAGCTACTTGAAAAAATCTCAAACAAGAATCGTTTGATTTGGGACTATGAAACCGAACTGCTGGAGATCAGGTCAAAGATTGCGGAAGCAAATGACCGTGCGAAAACTTGGGAACTACAAGCAAACTTTCTAAAAGAACTAAACGATGACAAAAATCAAAGCACTCGTGGTAAGAGCGTCAATAAATGAGATTATCAAATGGCGTGTTTATTTTGCCGGAGAGTTACTCGCAACCTTTGAGAACGAAACGGATGCCATCTATTACGCCAACTTTATAGATCGACAATGATGAACACGAAAGCAATGGTTGAATACCTATTGACCCACCGACCCGAAACAAGGGATTGCGACATCAAACTGATGTCGGTGATTTATCGCAGATTATGTGAAGGGAAGGATTTCTTCACGGAGTTTGAAGCAAAGAGATTGCCATCACCGGAAACCATCCGAAGATGGAGGTGTAAGCACCAGGAAGAGAACGAAGAATTGCGTGGTCACAATTATATTCTAAGGCACAAATCTCAAATCAGAGTTCAGCAACAATTGGGATACAATGTTTAACATCATAAATTTCAGCGGTGGTCGCACTTCAGCGTATATGACAAAACGATTGATTGACGAAGGTGGTGAGTATCTTGTAACCTTTCAGAATACTGGAAAGGAGATGCCACAAACACTTGACTTTATCAATGAATGCGACCATCGGTGGAATTTGAATTTGGTGTGGTTAGAATATCGAAAACCAGCAACATTTGAAGTTGTCAGTTACGACACCGCATCACGCAATGGTGAACCGTTTGCCCAACTTTTGCAACAAAGACCATCATCAATACCCAATCAGCAATTCAGATTCTGCACGATGGAATTAAAAATAGAAACATTGCGGAGATATTTGAAATCAATTGGAATAAAACAATACACATCTTTCAATGGCATCAGGTATGATGAACCAAGAAGGTGGGCAAAGATCAACGCAACTGATTTAGATGTTGAACTTCCTTTGGTTAAATGGAAAACGACCAAGCAAGAAGTATTGAGCTGGTGGAAAGAACAATCATTTGATTTGATGGTGAATGAACCATACGGAAATTGCGATGGGTGTTTCTTGAAAGGCAAAGGCAAGTTGTCAATTATTGCAAAAGAGAAACCTGAATTGTTGGATTGGTGGATTGATATTGAGAATCAAAGCGGACATCAATTCAAAAAGGAAATCAGTTACCAACAATTGAGAGACAAGGCACAATCACAACTTGGCTTGTGGGATGATGATCCATCGTTTGAATGTTTTTGCAATGTAGATTAAAAGGATTATATTTGAATCGTTAACTGGAATGTAAGAGATTCCGAAAGTTAAACCACTATTGCCTCATTGAATTTGTCGCACTCTTACTGCACAAATTTGGTGGGGCTTTTTTTATGGCTAAAGACAAAACATCATTTTTACTCTACTGCGACCAGCAAGGAGTATTCAACAAACTACCTGATGAAATTGCGGGTAAACTAATCAAACACATCTTTGCTTATGTAAACGATGAAAATCCACCGTGTGATGACTTACTATTAACCATCGCATTTGAACCTATTAAAACGCAACTGAAGAGGGATTTGCGTAAATATGACGATTACATCAATAAACAAAAGTTTAATGGTGCGAAAGGTGGTCGACCAAAGAAGGAAGAAGAAACCCAAATAACCCAACCCTTTTTTCAAGAACCCAAAAAAGCTGACAATGTAAATGTCAATGCTACTGTAAAAGATATAAAAGTAAATAGGGATGTTTTTATCAAACCATCCATTGTTGAAATCAAAAACTATATGTTAGAAATTGGAATGGCTGATGTATCTGAAAAATGGTTTGACTATTATGAAAGTAACGGATGGTTAGTTGGTAAAAACAAAATGAAGAACTGGAGAGCCGCAGTTCGTACTTGGAAAAATAATAATCTTTCAAATAATGTAAGTAGTCCACAAATTGTTCACCGAAAAGTGTTTTCTTTGAAAGAATATGACGAACGAACTTGAAGAATATATCATTGGTCAACTTTTATTCTACGACCAAACACGGGCAATGTTGCCGAGAATCAAATCGCAATGGTTTGAAAACAACCTTAACAAACGCATTGTTGAATCAATGTTGGAGATGTACATCAACAACGATGAGATTGATGTGCTGACTTTGGGAAAGAAGTTCAGCCGTGCTGAGATGGTGACCATCGTCAAGCTCACGCAGAATGTTTATGGAATGCCAAACATCAGCAGTCACCTTCCAGCACTTGAACATAAGTATCTCAAAAAACAATTTATTGAGAACATCACCAACTTGGATTTGACATCGGACTTGAAAGAGATTCTCACGAATGTTCAGATAATGGTCGACAACACCAAGTTCACAACCATCAACGATCCGGTCACAATTACCCAAGTTACCAACAAGACGGTTGATGCTATTATTGAGGCGGTGCAAAGAGGTGACAAACTCACGGGAAGACCAACGGGATGGGCAGGACTTGACCGAGTATTGGGTGGATGGAACAACGGTGATTTGATTGTAATGGCTGCACGACCTGGTCAGGGCAAAACGGCACTCGCTTTGTCTTTGATGTATGACTTCGCCAAGATTGGTGGAAAGGGATTGTTCTTGTCGCTGGAGATGAGCAACGAGCAACTTGTCAAAAGATATTTATCATTGATCACCGACCTTGCCAATTGGAAGATTCGCAATGCAAACCTTCGTGAGTTTGAGGTTCAGCAACTTATCAATTCAGCCAACAATCAGACGGTGCAATTCTACATTGACGATGATCCGAATTGCAGTATCCAACAAATCAAAT